GACTCATATATTGATACGTTCGTATCTGTCCTAACATATACTGATATTTTTCCATATTGTCAACACCACCTGAAACCATGGCAGCAACAACATCGTCATGACGCATTTTGATAATTCTCTGCACCTTACTTATAAAGGTTAAATCATCCATTATTTTTTCCTCCTTTTTACTTTTTTAATGGGCTTACTTCCGTACTTTTTCGTCCACTTTCTAGCTATCGCTGGCTCTTTCTTCCAGAGATACCTTCTTTGTTTTTCTGATTTAAATGGCAATTAGGCCGTTCTCTTTCTCGCTCTACCCATTTTTTTAAAAGTCATAGCTAATGCTTTACGTTTTGGGGTACAAGTTTTTTTAGTCATTGGTGTGCAATATCCTTTATGTTTGGGATTTACTGCTTTTTGAATCCAGTTTTTATCTGCTGTGCCGCCGCTCTTTAAAGCAACACGACCACCAGAGGCATAAACCCTTTTTTTAGTTTTCCGAGGGAATTCTGATGTAGAATCAAAATACTGGGGCATTATTTTTTACTTTTTTTTGTAACCCTTTTACCGTGTTTATATCCTTTATTTTTAACAGCGCCGCCACCACGAAACATTTGACCACCCTGCATTCCCATATCAGGTTGATAGTATCCATGTGTCATATCTCTACGAGCAGTACTCATAGGACCGCCTACCTGTTTACGAACTCTACTTTTTACTTTACCACCACCTTTAAAACCAGGCGGTCTAACAGGCGCACCTACACCACCTAATGGTCTAACAGGCGCTACACCACCTAATGGTCTAGTTAATCCACCACCAAATTGTTTACGAACTCTACTTTTTGCTTTACCACCGTCTTTGTAACCGACTTGTTTATTAAATCTTTTGTTTGCCATAATACCTCCTATTTTTTTTTTAATGCTCTACCAAAACCACGTTTTGCAATTCCAGTAACTCTTCCACCTTTTTTTAAACTCGTGTTAAAGATTTTATTAATATTTCTTCTCCAAGTCATTGGAGCAGATCCGCCACCTTCAATAGATTGTATATTTGATGGATGATCAGGAACTCTAGGTGTGTATTTATAATCATCAACAAACGGACGAACGTTGCTTCCAACATTTGCATTTTCCATAGCAGCTGTTTTTAAAACATTTCCTTTTCTTCGTCCACCAAAAGCTCTGGCACCTAAATAACCTGCTCCACCTATAGCCGCAACTTTAGCAACTTTACCGAGAGCTCCTAAAATTCTTTTTAATTTACTTTTTTTCTTTTTTGGTTTTGCCATTATTTTTTCTTGCCTCCATTTCTAAAAATCTGTGTCCCCTTTATACCAAATATTGACGCACATACAAGTATCCATAAATTAGTGAACCAACTCGGAAGTGCCTTAAAATGCTCGAAGAAGAGATTTATCTTCTCCATAGCCGCCGGATCGTTTGACCAGACCCCCCAGGCAAGCACAATTATGGGCAGTGTGAGAATCGCAAGGACGATTTCGTCCTTGTAATCATTTTGCCGGGCTTCTAAAAGCTTGCCCTGGTAAGTTTCCTCACCTCGGGCCATCTTCTGCGCGTGCATATACTGCGCGTCAGCCATAGCCATCTTTGTCTCTTGACGCTTTTTATAAATGTGACTTCCAGCGTTAAGAGCTAATTTAATAGCACTAAACCACATATTACCACCAGCTTACTTCAGACTTTTTAGAAGCGAGCATTGCTCTTTGGCCTTTGACCTTATTTTTAGTTGGCTGTCCTAAAGGTGCTTTAAACTTAATACCACCTGTTTGATAACCATCTTTGCCCACTCCTAGTTCTTTACCACTAGTGTGTAATTTTTTCTCAGTAGGTTGTTTTGTCATATTTTCTCCTCGTTTAATCGTATACTATCTTCTAGGACCTTTCAAGATTCTTACATCTCTTTGTTTCATCCTATCTTGTCTCATTTTAGCGTCGTTAGACATTTCCTGTTTTGTCAAAGATGTTTCAGCTCTTAATTCAGCCAAGTCTTCATTTTGTTCTAATTTTTCATCAAACTGCTCTTGACCCATCATTTGTTTAGATTTATCCAAGTTAATTTTTTCTTGATCTTGTTCTCGTTTTTTAGAATCATCCATAGCTCTTAAATCTAGTTCTCTTGCTTTTAATTTAGCAATTGGGTCATTTCCAAACTGTCCCATAATTTTATTTTCCTCTTCCATGAATTCTTGCGTCATTTCTGCAATTAATTTTGCTTTTCTAGACTCTAATGCCATTGACATTTGCATTAGTTGTTGCTGAACCTGTGGATTTTGCTGCATCATTGGGTTCGCTTTCAATTGTTGCTGTAATTGTGTCAATTGAGCAATTTCTTCTCTCATTTCGATCTCTATTTGCTCTTGTGCCATCATAGAAATATGTTCAAAAATATTTTTTTCGAGTGCACCAAGTACAACTGGATTATTTCGCGCTAAATTGGTCGACATAAAATTTAAATGAGTTGTAATATGCGCTTGATGGTCCTGACCTTGGAAAGCTTGGAAAGGTTTATTTGACATTGCCAAAATATTTTCAGATGCAGGGTCCATTGGAGCCGGTGGTTGAGGTGGAGGAAGTATTTTATCAATATCTTTCACTCCAATTGCTTGATACATGTCATGAAATGCTTCGTATAAATTATGCAGTTGCGGATTCGCTTGAGCTAGTTGTAACTCTGTTTGTGCCATTGTAATTCTTTGTGTTTGAGAAAAGATATTTGGATCTGCAATTGGGATAATGTCCACTCTCTCATCAAAATCAGCAACTTTAATATTTCGCTGTGCCCCTACGACATCGTAAGGATATTCTTGCGGTAAATAAGTTTTATAAACTCCAGCTAATAACTGAAATTCCTGCTTCATCGCCACATACAATCTTTTATGTATGGCTGACATGACCCTGGAGCCACGCTCTAAGAGGGCTATGGTCGTACCAACAGCGGCCTGTTGGTTGCCGTCCCCGACCTGCATGTCAGCTATGGCGGCAAATCTTTGTCCGGCCGACACAACAATACCCATTAACTGAAGTAGTGTTTGTGAAGGTTCCTTGAAAGGAAGAGGCATAAATGCATCTCTGATGTTTCCACCAGGAGCATCCACATCTCTAAATTCACCAGGTTGTATTGCTTGGGCTTCGTCTCTGACACGAATACCTCTTTGCTTAAACCCTGCAGGTAAATTGCTTAATGTACCTGCGTCCAATAGTTGACGTAACGCGGTTGTTGCGGTTCTGGATAAACCACCAATCATATGAATTAAACCTAATCCATAAAAACCTAGACCAGGTAAAAATTTAAAATGAACAAAATATTCAATTTTTAATTTTTTCGGATCAGCAGCTTGATAATTTCTTCGAATTGATAAAACTTCTCTGGAAGCTGTTTCCACAGTTACAATGTATGGAAGTTTAATTCCAGTTGGTTCTTGAGATTCAGGATCCATATCTTCAAATCCTTCTAGATCTAAATTTACATGACATTCAATTAATGTAAAAACATCTTCGTCTCTAGTTTTCTTAACTCCCTCTAATTCTCTTTCTTTTTTCTTGACCTCTGATTCTTCATCATAACCAGGTTTTAATTCTATATCTGCATAAAATCCGGCTACTTGTTTTTTTCTTAAATCATTTTCAGAAATTTTAATTGTATGCATTACTGCTTCTGCATCTTGAAGTGAAGTTGCGGTGTAAGGAACAACTAAATCGTCTGCAGGCACAAATTTTGACACGGCTCTACCCAAAAGTTCATCGTAATAAACTTTCTTAAACGCAGAGCCGGCGAGAGGGAGATAAAAAAGCAGTTGATCGAACTCGGGTTCATACTCTTTCATCACGTCCATGAGCTGATAGTTCATGAAGTTTTTTACTCTAACAGATTGATCTTCTTTCTGTCGATCAGGTCTGCCCATAACTTGAGTATGGACTGGACCTGTTGCTGGCAGCAATTCTTTATAAGCCTGTGCTTGAAACTGTGTTACGGACTCTGCAAGAACCGGGTGCGTGGCACCGGAAGCTCCTTGAAAGGGTTGTGTTGGATTTTCGTATTTAAAGCCTAAAAGATCTAAACCTTTAGTATAAGTATCTTCCCAGTCTTTTCTGGAAGATTTATACTGCATATAATTTTCATTTAATTCTGAGCCTAGTTTTCCTAAAACATCTTCTGGTAGTAACTCTGCTAAATTGTCAAAATGGCCTTCTCCACCCGGTTGATTGACCGCGTTGGGATTAAAATTTATTTCAACACCACCGTCTTCTTGTTGTTCGACTCTAACATCATCTTCACTAACTTGAGTTATTCCCGTTTCTTTTTGGGCGATGATTTCTTCTTCAGGTGGAATTTCTATCGTTTGCTCTACGTTAGGTAGAGCTTTGTCTATGTCTGCCATTTATTTTCCTCGAGTTCTCTGATGTTTTAGCTTGTTTTACAGGAACATTCAAGCCCTGTGAATCCGGTCCTTTTAAAGGAGGAATTTCTTTCCATTTCACAT